ACGCAGCTGAGTGTCGTCAAGTATTCAAGGTACCTAAGGGTAGGCTACTTGTAGGTACAGATGCAGCAGGGATTCAGCTGCGTGTACTTGCACACTACATGAACGATCCGTTGTACACTGAGCAAGTAATTGACGGTGACATACACACGTTCAACATGAATGCGTTGGGTAAGTTCTGCAAGGACAGACCAACAGCTAAGACATTTATCTACGCCTTCCTGCTAGGGGCAGGGGTAGGTAAGATTGCAGAGATACTTGGATGCAATGGAGCACAAGCAAACAAGGCTATGCAGAACTTCTATGAGGCACTGCCATCACTCAAGCGATTAAAGAGTGAGGCATCTCGTGCTGCCAGTATGGGTTGGATGAAGGGTCTTGACGGACGCATCCTAAGGATTGGCAGTGATCACCTTGCCCTCTCTGTTTACCTACAGGGAGGGGAGACAGTACTCATGCGTTTAGCCAATGTATTCTGGCAACGCCAAGCTAAGAAGGAAGGCATTAACTTTAAGCAATGTGCATGGGTACACGACGAATGGCAAACGGAGGTTGACGAACACCAAGCTCACAGACTAGGAGAGATACAAGTCCAGTCTATTGTAGATGCTGGTAAGTTCTTCAAGCTAAACTGTCCAATGGATGGCGAGGCAAAAATAGGTAAGAATTGGCTAGAAACCCATTGACATAGGTTGATAGTCAGTGTATTATAATTAAACAGACCAACGCCAAAGGAGATATAAATGGCTAGTGAAAAGAAAATTGTACTAAAAGATGTTGAAGTTTGCTGGGCAAAGTTACAAGAGTCAGCCAACAAATACATGTCAGATGACACAGAGTTTTCAGTTGCTATCAAGATGACTGACCAGCTGGAACGTCTGATGGTAGACTATAAACTCAACAAGAAAGTAAAGGAAGGTAAGGACAGCACATTCGATGGGGGCCGCTTCATTAAGATTGGTCTTGATGAGAATACACGCAGTGGTTGGACACGGTACGGCGAGGTGTATGACGTTAACGGTAACCCAACTCAGGACTTGATTGGTAATGGCTCCAAGGTTAACATGTTTGTCTCTATCGGTGACAGTGACTACGGTAACATCATCAAGCTGGGTCACTTGTCTGACATGAACCACGACACCAAGGATATGTTCTTTGATTTCTGTCAGGTCTTGGAGCTAGTTGATTACGAAGCCCCCTCTGCTGTCATCAAGACCAATGTTCAGACTACTACATCTGTTGAGGCAGCGGCAGTTGAAGAGATGGAAATTGCATTCGAGTAAGGAGATAACATGACTGACCAACCTAAAGGTATTGATACCCTGATCGAAGATGTCTATGCTGTACTCACTGATGGCTACACATCGACAGAAAAAAGCGAGAAGGTTATTGATGCCTTTGGGGACAGTCTAAAAGACTTACTCCGTTCTCGTTTGATACCCCGTAAAGAAGGAGGTCCAACCCTCCGCCTATCAGCACTAGGCAAGCCTGCTCGTCAACTATGGTATGACAGTAAGGGACACAGCCGTGAGACTATGACAGGTGATAAGCTACTTAAGTTTCTTTACGGGGACATCATCGAAGAGATACTTCTTACGTTAGCTAAACTTTCTGGTCACAGTGTGACAAATGAGCAACAGAAGGTGAAGGTTGCTGGCATCACAGGACATATGGACGCAGTGATTGATGGTCATGTAGTCGATGTGAAGTCAGCTTCTCCCTTTGCCTTCAAGAAGTTTTCTCAGGCAAGCCTAGCTGTTGATGATCCATTCGGATACATGCAGCAAATCTCTGCCTACAGTGAGGCTGTCCCTGACAACAAGGGTGTAGCTTTCTGGGCAATGAACAAGGTGGACGGTTCACTCGTACTGTACCAACCATCTGAAGACTTACTACCTGACACACAAGAACGTGTCACTGAATTGTTAGAAGTCTTAGCATCTGACACACCACCTGAACGGTGCTACGATGTTGAGTTTGATTACAAGACAGGCAACGAGAAGCTGGCTATCGGCTGTGTTTTCTGTGACTTCAAGAAGGAGTGCTGGAAAGATGCTAACGATGGTCATGGTCTCAGAGGGTACAAGTATGCAGCTATGCCGTTCCCTTTATACCTTACCAAAGTGGTGAAGGAACCAAGGGTTGCGGAGATAGACATTGCCTAAGAAGCTGAACACTAGACAACGAGCAATCAAGGCTGGGTATAGGTCTGGCCTTGAGGAACAAACAGCTAAGATGCTGAAGAAGAAGAAGATCAAGTACACCTATGAAGAGACAAAGATCAAGTGGGAAGACTTCAAGATTAGAACGTACACACCTGACTTTGTTCTTCATAACAATATCATAATAGAAACGAAGGGCCGTTTCACAGCAGCAGATAGACGCAAACACCTTGAAATCAAACGACAATACGGGACAGAACATGACATCCGGTTCGTCTTCAGTAACAGTCGTGCTAAGTTATACAAGGGTGCTAAGTCCACATACGGTGACTGGTGTAATAAGAATGGATTCCTTTACGCAGACAAGGAGATACCTGAGGAATGGTTAAATGAATAGTGACTTAGCTACTCGTATAGCTGATAGGTTCAGCATAGAGGATATAGCAGATGCAGTAGGCATCACACCTCATATGTTTATCCAAACTTTTGCTGATGAAATACTTGACAACATCTCAGCCTTAGCAGATATTGATCAAGGGTTCGTAATACAGAAAGAAGAAGAAGAATGATTACACAAGAAGACATAGATGCTTTCAGCATTGTTAATGTATCACCTATGGATTACTCGTACTGGGTAGAGGGTAAGATTACTACGAAAGGGGAGAAACGATTAGTTGAAAATACCCTTGGCTTAGTGGGTGAAGCTGGTGAAGTAGCTGAAAAGATTAAGAAATATATCCGTGATGATACAAAGGTAAGTCAGAAAGATGTCATCAAAGAGTTAGGTGATGTTGTTTTCTATGCCACTGCCTTAGCCAATTACTTCTACAGTAATCTACCTGAGGTACTAGAGACTAACATGGACAAGCTAAACAGTAGAGCAAAACGTGGTGTGATTAAAGGATCAGGTGATAACAGATGAACAACAACCTACTGCCTACAGACTACCAGACATTCATTGCTACCTCACGTTATGCACGTTGGCTCGACAAAGAGGGACGCAGGGAGAACTGGGGTGAGACAGTCTCTCGTTACATGGACAACGTAGTACGTCCTGTAGCTGGTGACAATACATACATTACTCAGATTGAGGAGGCCATCCTAGACCTAGGTGTCATGCCCTCTATGCGATCACTCATGACAGCAGGGCCAGCAGCTAGTCGTGACAACACATGCATGTACAACTGCTCGTACCTACCCGTAGATGACCTTAAGGCCTTCGATGAGGCTATGTTCATTCTTCTTTGCGGCACGGGCGTGGGCTTCAGTGTCGAGAGACAGTTCATCAGTAAGCTCCCAGAGGTGCCTCAACTCTTCGAGAGTGAGACGACTATCTTCGTCAAAGATAGCAAGGAGGGGTGGGCTAAGGCTCTTCGTCAAGTGATTGCACTCCTGTATAGTGGTGAGATTCCTAAGTGGGATGTGGCTAAGGTGCGTCCAGCTGGTGCTAGGCTCAAGACCTTTGGTGGTAGAGCATCAGGCCCAGCACCATTGATTGATCTGTTTAACTTTGCAGTTAACACATTCAAGAAGGCAGAGGGACGTAAGCTATCGTCTGTTGAGTGTCATGACCTTATGTGTAAGATTGGTGAGGTAGTAGTAGTTGGTGGTGTTCGCCGTAGTGCTATGATTTCATTGAGCAATCTTAGTGATGACCGTATGCGACATGCTAAGTCAGGTACATGGTGGGAGAACAACCCTCAACGTGCCTTGGCTAACAACTCTGTAAGCTACACTGAGAAGCCAGATGCTATGTCATTCATGCGTGAGTGGACAGCCTTGGTTGAGTCAGGGTCAGGTGAACGAGGTATCTTTAATCGTCAGGCATCTAAGGTACAGGCAGCTAAGAATGGTAGACGTGATCCTAACTTTGAGTTCGGAACAAATCCTTGCAGCGAAATAATTTTACGCCCAAATCAGTTCTGCAACCTAACAGAAGTTGTGGTACGTGCAACAGATACGATTGATACTCTGATGCACAAGGTTAAGTTGGCTACCATCCTTGGTACGATCCAGTCTACCTACACTAAGATGCCATACCTCCGTAAGATATGGGCCATCAACACAGAAGCTGAACGTCTGTTGGGTGTAAGCCTTACAGGTATTATGGATAACCCTCTCATGACTAGCAGCAATGTTGGCTTAGATAAGACATTGGATAAGTTACGTGAAGTCGCAGTTGAAACTAATGCTGAATGGGCTGGCCTTCTCAATATCCCTGTGTCTACTGCTATTACTTGTGTTAAACCTTCAGGTACCGTCTCGCAACTCGTTAACTCAGCCTCTGGGGTACACGCCAGACACAATAACTATTACATACGAACAGTTCGAGGAGACAACAAAGACCCCTTGACACAGTTCATGATTGATCAA